GGTTGACCAGAGTTCCAAATTTTGTTTCAATAATCTTTGCCATATCAGTAACTATAGTATGTCATGCTAGGTGTTAATTTTAAAGGAGTGCTATTAGCATCCTCGGCTGCTGCTCGCTGGAACTCTTCTTCATAAACGGATTTTAATAGTTGAACTCTTTCTGGTGCTTTCTTCATAGCTAAATAGTAAGCTAGTCCTGCTACCATACAAGGAAGAAATCTAAATGGAGTGTCAGCAGTATTAACCAAAGCGTCTGCATCTTGGATACGACTTACATAATAATAAACAAGAGTATAAGTAGCATTCGGTGTTGCCCACAAAGTTATTGTAGGAGTAACTTGTCTATCAAAAAAGTATTGACTTGGTTGTCCCGTAGTTGACTTGTTCGGAATAGTTAAATACTCACTTCGACTCATTTGAGTTAAAGTAAAATCAGTGCCACTACTATTTCTTAAAACAACTTCCAAGAGATCGACATGAGTAGCATCGAAAGAGTAAGTTGCCGTACCAGAAGTAATAGATTTAGTAGCTTGTGTAACAGTCCACATGTTCAATCCTCTGTTTGCCCAATCAGCAAACATAAGATTTAATGAACGTCTAGCTGTTTTAGCATCATAGCCAGTTCGCATCTCCAAGCCACAACGCTCATAAGCCTCTTCTATTATTTCACCGACATCTAAGTCGAAATCTCTTGAATTTGATGTTGCCATTTATGTTGATGCTTTCTTACCCTTAGATTTTTTAGCAGCAGAAACAATTTTAGAAAAATCAATTTTTTTCTTTTTCTTTTTATCATCTGCTCTATTAGTGCTAAACTTTTTACCCTTATATGTAAAAGTCTTACCAGCTCCCAATTTAGCTCTTGCTGCTTTGAATGCTGCACCAAAAGTTGATGGGCTACTAGGTTTAGATTTTTTCTTGTCTGTATCAGCAAACT